TCATTGACCGTATCTCTTTTTAGGGTCAAAATTGTTGAATAGTTCAGCTGTCTCATCAGCTAATTTTTTTGTTACATGGCCATATCTATCAAATGTAGTTCGATAACTGGCGTGACCGACTCGTTCTTGAATCGCTCTATAATTTGCACCAGCTTCAATTAATAAAGTAACCATTGTATGACGCAATTCATGAAGTCGTATTTTTTTCAGCCCATACTTTTTAGTGAACTTGGACCATTTTGCAGTGGGGGTTGTGTAATAATAGGGCTTACCTTTCCCACTATGAAAAATGTATTGATGTTCTCCACCTTCCCAAGCATCACCTAATCTCAGTTTCTCTTTTTTCCACATTCTATAGTACTTCTCAAGCTCTTCCATGTACCAATCAGGCATCTTTACAAAGCGCTTGGATTTTTTTGATTTAGGATCTTTGATAAGTGGTTTTCCATCAATTGTTTTTGGAATTGAACGATTTACATAAAAACCCCCTGTATCCCAATCAACATCTAAATGCCATTCAAAGGCTAATCCTTCTGCTCTTCTTAGACCGCCAATCATTGCGCCCAAAAAATACAATCTCCACATTATATCAATCTGATAAAGAGCTTCAATGCATTCTTTAGCTGCTTCTGAATCATAAAATTGCATTTCTTTGGTTTCAACAGGAGGGGGATCTAAATCTTCGGTTGGATCTACTTTGATTAGTTTCCATTGCTTAACAGCAACTTTGAACATTGCTTTTAGAACTTTGAATATGTCGTATCTGGTTGAACTTGATAAACCTCCTGGTTTGCCGTCTTTTCGAATTCCGTCTTTTTCAAGTGAATCCATAAAGTCAACAATATGCATTGTTTTGATCTGATCTAATCTCCTATGACCGATATCTGGAAGAATATAGTTTTTAATATGACTCTCATGCATTTCAGATGTTCTATGGGCAAATTTCTTATACAAAATTCGTTCTTTATATTCGTTTGCAAAAGATTCGAAGGTTGTTTTTTCGGGCGATATATATTCACCAGACGTTACTTCCATTTCAAACATTAGGAGTTGCTGTGATAAATATTTTTCTCGCTTTCTAACGCTGTTTAGAATTTTTGGATCTTCAATTTTGATTGTTTTAGTCTTCCTATTGCGTTTGCCTTTTGAATCATAACCGTTCTCAACAACTAATAAAAATGATTTTTGACCTCTAGCCATCCAATGACCCATGATTAACACCCCACTAAATAAAGTTTCTCTGAAAACAGTTTTCTTTTGTACATTTCAAGCCGTTTAGCCGCGAAAGGGTATGTGACGTTAAAAGTATCCCCAATTAACTTTATAGCCTCGGATTGCATGCGCGGCAACGAAATATTTTCGAGCATGAATGTCGGTACACAAAAGTGATACATGAAACTATTGGCCTGGTACTCTTGCAGCTGGCGGAACATACGATTCATATTGAATTGGTTTCCGCAATGTTTAATCACATGCCCGAGTTCATGAACAAAGTCCTCCCATTGCTGTTGACGAGAAGCTCTTGAATCCAAAACCATGCTTTAAAGACCATTTATACAAAACATGCTGCTGCCTTTTCTTTCGTAGTGAATCCAAATCTGAAAAGCAGCCGCAATTCGTTCCATGTCAACCTCTTCAGGAGTAAACATATTCAATTTTGTATAAATCTTCTTTACTTCTTCTTCTAGATGAGATAACTGAATTGTCATAATAACACCACCTGATGAGAATGTATGTTCTGTTTTTGGTGTGAAAGAAAAGCCCTTTGAAGGGCTCTTCGTTACGCTGCTGTTGTCTGAGATTTGTCTTTTCTAACGAGTCCCATGATACCAGGGATAATAAGAAGTACAGCAGGCAGTAAGTAGAATAAAGAAATACAAATTATGCCACCGACACCGGAAATGATGAGTAAGATTCCACCCAATTTTGCTTTCTTTCTAACAATTACAGAAGCAACAATACCAAGGATGGAGAGGAAGATAGCGCCCCAACCTAAACCGATAATATCACTTGTGCCAGATGAGTTAAAAGAGGCGTCAAGACCACCAACGATTAACGCTAAAAAGGCTCCAATAAATCCAAAAATTCCACCAATCAGACCTAAAACAAATTCAGTTGTTCTTTTCATTTCAATTCTCCTTACTTAACTGGTACTTTGATTGTTACTGCTTTAGTATTCATGAAGTCATCAGTTGTAACATCACCGAAGTTCAATTTGATTTCTTTAACACTATTAACATCAATTTCTTTTCCATCAGGAGCTGAAAACTCAAGAACTCCTTCTTGTTTAACGCCGCCTTGAACTTCACCGCCAACTTCTCCATCAGTCAAGAACATGTTTGCTGATAATTGCATGCTGCCGATAACTGCATTTCCTTGGTCTGGATAGAAAGTCAGGACCTTGTCAGTAGTATTTTCAATGTTTATTCCAACGTTTATCTTGTCCTTCATGATTTTTACATCGCCTAGGTTAACTTTCATTCCCAGAGCTTCAGCAGATTGTTTGCTTGCATCGACTTTTTTAGAGCCGTCATCTTTAGTCTCTTCAGTTTTTTTGTCTTTTGAATCACTACTCCCTGTAGAGACATCATCTGTCGAGCTACATGCTGCCAACGCTAATGCCAGTCCTAAAGACATGAATAATAAGAACCACTTTTTCAACCTAATTCCCCCAGTTCATAAATTAGAATACCTATTAATAATCGGCTAAAACTGCCAAAAATTCAAGAGGATTTTGCCAAAAATGTTAATAGACTCATAAAATTAACGGGGATAAGATGGTGAATTCACTTAACGGATCACCTCAAATTGCGGTTGAAAGAGAATATAACTTCAAAGATCACCTCAAATTTTGAGGTTATAATGGTTTCAACTGAATAGTTTACCTCAAATTTTGAGGCGAAGTGTTCAGCATTAATTAAACTAAACAAAACAATAATAATAAATAAAGAGTAATGAGCTCGTTATATCATTATTTGTATCATTTGAGTTAATCATCATCTTTTGAAGTTTTACGTCCTTTTGATTTTTCTTTCTCTTTCAAATAATTAATGAAATCGATAGCTTGTTTTCGACTTTCTTCTGAAAAGTCCGAAGCTTCTTTAAAGGCGATTTGCAAATCAGGATCGTCAAAAAGGTCATGATTAAATTCATTTGGTTTTTTACCAGTTAGAATATAGTCAGTTGTTACTCCATACAATTCAGCAATTTTAACCAGCATTTCTCCATCAGGTTTTCTTAAACCATATTCCCAATTTGCATAGGTGGACATAGTTTTAATGCCTAGTTTTTTAGCAACTAATGATTTACTCCAACCTTTTTTCTCTCTTAATTCAGTTAAGATTTTTCCTGTTATATTTTCCATTTTCAAACACCTTTTTTCATTTGGTGTGTAAATTTTAACACGTTTTACACAATGAAGATAAATAGTTACACAAAAAGAATAAAATATAGTTGACTTACTCCTTGTGTGTATATTATTATGGGTTTAACAACGAGTTACACAAAAAGAGTAAGGTGGTGTTACAGTAATGCTTGAAAAATTACGAGCGGCTAGAATTTCTCAGGGAAAAACACAAACATATATGGCTAAACAATTGGGATACAGATATGCCAGCGGTTATGCGAATATCGAAATGGGCCGTACTAAGCCGAGCTTAGAGAAAGCACAGCAAATTTCTGAGCTGCTAAACGGAGATGTGAAAGAGCTTTTTTTTGACGAAAAGTTACACGATATGAGTAACAAAACTACAGCATAGGAGGCATAGAAATGACCCGCAACACAATGACTGTTCAAGAAGCGGCTGAATATCTTGGTGTTCACCACGACACGATTTACACAATGGTTCGTGAAAAAGAAATTCCTCACTTCCGAGTGCGCACACGTATTTTCTTCACTAAGCACAACATAGATGCGTGGATCGAAGCACAGGAACAAGCAAATATGAAACAAGCGCAATAGCAAAGGGCCTACTGAACGAAAATTTCCGTTTAGTGAATGACAACTCTATTAAGGAGGTTCATGAATGAATCAATTACAAACGTTCAAAAATGATTTATTCGAAGTTGCTGCCAAGGTTGAAAATGACCAAATTCTTTTTGATGTTGAAAGAGTTGCAAGATCATTAGGGATCATACAAGAAAAGAACAACAAACAATATATCCGTTGGGAACGTGTGAATGAGTATTTACCACAGTCTTCCCCAGAAGTGGGGAAAGGTGATTTCATCCCTGAACCACTAGTGTACAAGCTAGCTTTCAAAGCATCTAATCAAGTTGCTGAGCAATTCCAAGACTGGTTAGCGATTGAAGTCATCCCCACAATCAGAAAAACGGGCGGCTACGTTGCAAATGACGAGTTATTCATCCAAACATATTTGCCGCAAGCTGATGAAAATACAAAGCTGCTTTTCAAAACTACTCTTCACACTATGAAAGAGCAAAGCAAGCAAATTGAAACCATGAAACCGAAAGTGATTTTCGCTGAGGCGGTTGAATCGTCCGAGTCCTCTGTGCTTGTTGGTGAATTAGCGAAAATCATTCAGCAAAACGGTGTAGATATCGGGCCGAACAAATTATTTCAATGGTTGCGTGACAATGGGTATCTAATTCGCAAAAAGGGTGAGTCATTTAATCTCCCAACCCAACGCAGTATGGATATGGGCCTGTTCGAAATCAAGAAAAGAACTGTAAGCAATCTTGACGGTTCTATAAGGACCACACGCACACCAAAGGTAACCGGTAAAGGTCAGATTTATTTTGTAAATAAATTCATGTCGTCTCAATCGGCTTAATCGCGCTTCACTCCACAACTTTGAGGAGTGAGGTACTAATCTCCACAATTTTGGGGAGATTGAAATAGCCATTTATGGCAAAGGGACAACCACCATCCCTTCATTAATTAAATTTTACCAGTAAATAACTTATATATCAGGAGGCAAACATATGGAGAACAACCCATACAATTTGCGGAATTTACCGCAGATTATGCGCAGAGCCCGCAAGGCGGCAGGTCTTGCACAATATCAAATCGGAATTTTAATCGGAGGAAAAGATCAGCGTTATGTCTCAGATGTTGAAAACGGTTTTAGCAGACTAACCCCCGAGTTGTGCATTAAGTGGTTTGAAGCCTGTGAAGCCTATGAACACATTGATCTCGTACATTACTTGTTTAAGCTGCATCCGACAGCGGTTGCGCCGATTGATCCTGCATTAAATGAAAGTGCAAGCGCCGCGGTAATAAACATGATTCATCAACTTGAAGAAGCATTGCAAGCCACAAAGCATCTAGCGCGCTGGTTGGCAAGCGATCGACCTGGTCGTTCAAATGATTTGCCGATGGGGGACATCAAACAGATATTTGATCTGATCCCAGCAAATAAAACGCTGATTTATTCATTAGTGCGGAGTCACGGACTGAATATGCAAGAGCTGGCCGATAGGTGGACGCGTAAAGCATTAATGGATCAGGTTGCTATGGCAAAACAAGAAGAAAGGAAGGCGGTTTTAGTATGAAAACTAATCAATTTTTGAAATCAGATGTAGATGCAGCAAAAAGAAAAATTGAATCAGCGGAAGAGCTTTCTATCATGCTCTCAGAGGCATTGCGTGATGGTGATTATGAAGAGGCCATTAGTCTCGCGGGAAGCATCAAAGTTCTTACAGAGGATATCAGCCGACTGGCGAATAAAGGGCGGTTGTATGAAACAGCTATGAAAATGCAACAGCGCGGCATCAATTTGGCAGTGATAAGTAGGTGTTTGGGATGATGGTTCACTTTGTCCACAAACCAGCAACAGCGTTGGAGGTCAGAGCATGGTGTGAAAGAATCCGAAATCATAGCGAACTGCACTTGATTTGGGATGAACGTACAGCAAATTACAGAAAGGAGAATATGAATGATCGAAAATCCAATGATTCTGAACAATTGGCACGACAGATTGACTGAGCCAGAAACACAAAAGGATTTTTTCGGGGATGAAGTTACGCCAGTTGATGATTATGTAATCGATTGTGGCGCGGTGATCTTGAGAGAGAACCTTGATCGCTATCTAAGGGAGCAACTAGGTTTCCAGTTTATAAATGGGCAATAAAAAAGTCCACTTGGCACAGTGGACTCGGTAAGGCGTTTTGACTTGAATAGTTACTTAATTATACCAAAACGCCTCATGAAAATCAATGGAGGTTGTTGGATTTGACTGAATCCCAGTTAAAGCAAGAAAACGAGATTTTAAAAAAGCAATTAGATCATATGAAGGAGGTCTATAAAGAAAACATGTCTCTTCATATGGCTGTTAAACAGGGTGAGCAGTTAAGAGCTAACTTGGATGCATATTTACGAGCGGATGATCGGGTTTATAGTCCTCGTTTCATAACACCCAAACAAAAGGGATATATAGCAGTGCTTTTCAAAAAACATGGTTTGGCTCCACTCAGTAAAGCGAAACGAAAAGTGGTTAGGCGCTTTAATGGTGGCGGTTTGCTATCAGAACACGAAGCACACCAAATTATACAAATGTACGAGAAGAAAGCAGGTGCTAAATAATGGCTAAAGTAGTAAAAGTGGCATTCAGCGAGCGTGCAGAGGATCAACAACGTTTGAGACAGGTCGGCGGTTCAATTGTATTCGCCAAAAACGGTAAAGCGCAGTTTAGTTTCCCTTCAATGGATCACTACCGGGAATGGCAGCGTCTTGGCGCGGAAGAGTACAAAAGAAAGGTGGGGGTGGTCTGATGCAAGCAGAGGTTTTCGCTTCGACAGCGGACATGAGTCGGGACGAATGGCTTCTTGAGCGACGGAAAGGCATCGGCGGTTCAGATGCTTCCGTAATTTTAGGCATAAACAAATGGCAAACACCGTTTGAGTTGTGGTTAGACAAAACAGGCCAGGTACCTGTGAGCGAATCAGGCAGTGAAGCTGCATACTTTGGTTCACTTCTTGAAGACGTTGTTGCAAAAGAGTTTGAGATTCGTAGCGGAAAAAAAGTAAGGCGAAGAAAAGCAATGCTCAAGCATCCTAAGCATGATTTTATATTGGCGAATGTTGACCGAATGATTGTTGGTGAAAAAGCCATTTTGGAGTGTAAAACCACGTCAGCTTACAACCTAAAAGAGTGGGAAGATGACGAGATTCCTGACAGCTATATTGTTCAGGTTCAACACTATCTAGGAGTGCTGGGGCCTCAATATAAAAAAGCGTACTTCGCTGTCCTGATCGGCGGTAACAAATTTGTTTGGAAAGAGATTGAGCGTGATGACGAGCTCATTGCGATGATCTTTCAAGCAGAGATTGAATTCTGGAATGAAAATGTATTGGGCGGACAGGCTCCGGCGCTTGACGGTTCGAGTGCTGCAGAAGAATATCTCAAGCGACGTTATGAGGAGGCAGAGGGCAGTAAAGTTGTTGATCTCACTTCAGGGAATAAAACACGCATTCAGCAATATTTGCAGCTTAAAGATCAGATCAATGATCTTCAATTGCAGGCAAAGGAGTTAGAAAACCAAATTAAGCACGAAATGAAGGAAGCAGAATACGGCTTCATCGGAAACTATCAAACTAGTTGGAAGTCAGTTTCAACTAATCGGATTGACTCTAAAAAACTCAAAGAGCAGTTTCCGGACGTATACGAGAAAGTCACTAAAGAAGTCCAATTTAGACGCTTTGGAATCAAGGAGGTTGGCTGAATATGGCTACAAATCAATCGCTAAAAAGCAATATCCAGAAGAAACAAAACAGTGCTCCAGCACAACAGCAAGGAACAACGATGAAAGGTCTGCTTTCTTCTCCGGCAGTCATGAATCGTTTCGAAGAAGTTCTAGGGAAAAGGGCTTCCCAATTTACAGCGTCAATTCTGAGCCTTTACAACGGTGAAAAGATGCTCCAAAAGGCAGAGCCTATGAGCGTAATTTCATCGGCTATGGTAGCGGCGACGCTTGATCTGCCAGTGGATAAGAACTTGGGTTATGCCTGGATCGTTCCATATGGCGGCCGTGCCCAATTTCAACTTGGTTATAAAGGGTACATTCAGTTGGCCTTACGTACGGGCCAATATAAATTCATCAATTGCATACCGGTCCATGAAGGAGAATTGCAAAAGTGGAACCCATTAACCGAGGAAATAGAAATTGATTTTGAAAAACGGGAATCAGATGCGGTTATTGGTTACGCTGCTTACTTCGAACTTTTAAACGGTTTCCGGAAAACAGTGTATTGGACAAAGGCGCAAGTTGAAAAGCATAAAAAGAAGTTTAGTAAGTCGGACTTCGGCTGGAAAAACGATTGGGATGCAATGGCATTAAAAACTGTTTTGAAAGCGATTCTGAGCAAATGGGGCATCTTGTCAGTGGAAATGCAGAAGGCTGTCATTGAGGACGATGAGGCACGAGAGCGCATTGACATCACTGACGAAATGTCTGAGCCAGAAATCATTGACGCAGAAGTATCAGAGGAAAAAACAAGTGCGCAGGATGCTGATCCCTTTGACGGCAAGCCTGTAGATATCAGTGACGATGACCTCCCATTTGATTAAGGTCGGCATCCCCTTCTGTTACAAGTGGCTAGCGGAAGGGGCGCCGAATCGCGCGCAACTGTTCCGTGCTTATGTCGAAGGCTATCTCAGAACAAATGAACCTGGCTTACGTTTAGTCCGCATCAGCGGAATGACAGCACTGTGTGAAAGGAAGTAGGTGAGCCATGAACTACCTGAAAGAAATGAACGGTTTCATGAATTGGTTAGAAACGAATCCGTTGTCTGCTACAACTCAAGCATTATGGTTTCATCTTTTGCACATCAACAATAAGGCAGGGTGGCGGGAGTGGTTCACCACTTCAAATACCACTTTGCAAGCAAAGATCGAGATTTCTGAAAACACGTTGATCAAACACCGAAAGATGTTGATTGATCTTAAAAGAATTGAATATAAGCCGCAGGGAAGGAAGGCAGGGCAATACAGGCTGATCTCATTTGAAACGCCTGTAACGGAGCAGGAACCATCAGAAAAGCCTGTTACTGAACCGACACCAGCACAAGAAGAGCAGCAGGAGGATGAGAAGAAAATGAAGAGTAACGCATTTGCATTTTTCGAGGATGAGGGATTCGGCCTTCTATCATCGTTCATGGCTGAGAAGCTTAATAGCCTAATAGACGATTATGGCGAAGATAAGGTGCTGGAGGCAATGAAAGAGGCAGTAACGCGGAACGCTCGCAATCTGGCCTACGTTCAGCGCATTCTCCAGTCAAATAAGAACAAAAGTAAGGAGTGGCAACATGGAAACACACAAAACGCAAAGTACGGACGCGGCAATGGCAGCAATACTGAAAAAGCTTCAGGAAAGGTCAGCCCAATTTTCGGCGGGGTCGGAAGGGTCAGAAGAAAAGGCTGATTATGAATGCCCGAAATGCAAAGATCAACTTGGCTACATCGAGAACAAGGACGGATATGAGGTTTGGGTCCGGTGCAAATGCATAGAACGTAGGCGCATCCGAAAACTGATGAATTCTAGTGACATAACTGCTGAATTTGAGAAGTTGAAGTTCAAGAATTTTATAACTGAAGGAAATCCAGCTGTCGTTAAAGACACTTACGACACTGCGGTGGAATACTACAAAGATTTTGACAGCATCCGGGGCAATCGAAGCAACAGCATTGCTTTACTGGGACAGCCGGGCTCAGGGAAAACGCATTTGCTGACAGCTATTTCAAACAAGCTGATCAAATCGAAAAATGTCGCGGTTCAGTATTTTCCTTATGTGGAAGGCTTCAACGATCTGAAAGACGACTTTGACAAGCTGGAAGAAAAGCTCAATCGCATGAAAGAGATTGAAGTCCTATTCATAGATGACTTATTCAAGCCTATGAATGGAAAGCCTCGGGCAACCGATTGGCAGGTGGAGCAAACATATTCCGTCATCAATTATCGGTATCTGAATCATAAGCCGGTCTTAATCTCGAGTGAATTGGACATCGAGAAACTTGTGGAGATTGATGAGGCACTTGGCACCCGGATTTATGAAATGTGCGCGGACTATTGTGTGATCATCAAGGGCGACAGAATGTTACTAAATCATAGATTGGCAGGGTTGAGAAATGGATGAAAAAACGAACATTAAAGGATCCGAAGGAATGTATATGTTCGGGCCTGCTGAACAAAAGGATGGCAAGGACCTCACACCGGCTATCAGGGTGCTTGAGGAAAAGATCAGACAAATGGAGCTGATGCGCAGTGCTTAAAGCGGTGATCCTGCTGCCGGCAATCATACTCACGGCGCCAGCAAAAGAAAAGCAGATTCAGCAATGGGAAGAAAATGACGGGAGGTAAGGAAAATGAAAGTGCTAGAAAACCAGACGCTTTACCAGTGTGAACATTGTGGGAAACGGCTGATGACAAAGCACGGAGCAAGGCTGCACGAAAGAGTATATTGCTCGGTTGTCAGAGAGGTAGAAAAGAAGAAACGTCAGGAATCCTGTGAACATAAGCACATGGAAATGAGTTACTGCACTATGCCGGGTGAAGATCATTTGATGATGCCTGACTATGAATATTGTGTAGATTGTGGCATGAACGAACTAGAGATTAGGAAACAAAAGAATAAGCTTCGGGAGGCATCACATGCCAGCAAATAAGTACGGCGCCAGAAAAACACAGGTGGACGGCATCACGTTCGATAGCCGGGCCGAAGCCAAATACTATGAGCAGCTGAAATGGCTCAAGGTGAGCAAGCAGATCAAGGATTTTAAGCTGCAGCCACGGTTCCTGTTGCAAGAGGCATTCAAAAAGAACGGCAAAACTTTTCGGAAGATTGAATATATTGCAGATTTTGAGGTTCATAACCTTGACGGCAGCATCGAGATTATTGACATCAAGGGCATGGAAACAAAGGAATTTGCCATCAAGCGCAAGCTGTACGAGCGGCTTTACGATACGCCACTCAAGGTGCTGGCTCTGGATAAGTCACTCGGATTCATCGAGCTGGACGAGCTGAAAAAACTCAAAAGAAAGGCGGGAAAGTCCACTGTTAAACGTGGTAATCGCAGACGATCGGCCGTTGTGGGTGCAGGAAGAAGATAAGCTCATGGCCTGTATGACACGTTGCTCTCAGTTTAAGGCATGTGCCAGCCGAATGGGTTCTGAATGCAAGAAGCTCGGCGGCACGGAAATACCCAAAATCAATTCAGGAGGTAGATACCATGGAACAGGAAATCGTCAATCCTTACCTGCCAGGACCGGTTGAAGAATGGAAGATGACGCCGGAACAGTTGGCGGAATACGTGAAAAAGCATCCGATCGTTTACCGGGAGGAATTGAAACCATCGCCAACATTCACTATGGCCGGATGGAAACCGGATCACTATTAAACACAAAAAAAGCACCGAAGCGTTAGCCCCGATGCCCTGATATGAACTGGTACTTCTATCATAGCACAGGGGGCGCTAAGAATGTACAACCCAAGAGAAATTAATTTAAGCAAAGATACAACAATTGAACAGGCAATGGAGTCGGGCAAAATACAGATCATCGTTTTAGACGGGAGCCAGGGCACCGCACATGTCTTGGAAGCCCCGGAACATGGCAAAACAATCATTCAAACGGCAAAGGGCAGCTTTGCTCGAGTCGATCACGAAATAGGTTTCAAAATCAAATAGCAGGGGCTTTCCCCTGCGGGGGAGGAACGGCATGGATAAATTGCAGGAAATAAAAAATAGATTTTCAATAGCAACTTCACTTTATAAAAAGCAAATTGACGTTAACTGGTCCACTATTCTTGAGGATCAAGAATTTCTAATTGAATCAGTAGAAAAACAGCAGGCAATCATCGAGGAAAACAAGCGCCAGCAGGAAGTAACGGTTCATCAATTCCGGCAGGCACAAAAGGACATTCAGCATCTAAGCGGGGATAGGAACCGATACAAACAGGCATTGGAGAAGATCATTACCAATCTCAATTTTGCGATAACAGTTGCCCAAAACGAATTGGAGGGTGATGTGAAATGAACGCAAAAAAAGTAACTATTCCCGCCCGCGATTCCAATGGTTTCATGATCGGATTTAAAAAAGTGAATGCACTTTGGAAATGCCCTACTTGTGGCGGGGAAATGGGGAATCCTCAGCTCACACAGCATTCCGAGGACGGATTCTTTGGACAAGTTCATATTTGGGAAAATCCCTGTGGGCATGTAGCTCATTATAAGAATCTGCAGATTGTAGGTGATGAAGAATGATTCCTTTACAAGTTGAGCTGCAGCGGGCAGTCAAAGCCACTAAAGACGAAGCGATGACAGTTGAGCAGGCGGCGGAATATTTGAAAGTACATCCAGATTACATACCGGTGCTCGTGGCAAAGTCAGACGATCTGAAAATGATCGGTGATGAAACAATCATTGCAAAGCGTGATAAGACAAACGGTTGGCTCATTGGGGCGATGGTTTTGGTTTTATTCTTTGCAATCGCAGTCGGCTGGGAATAGGGGGATGACAGCATGATCGAATACAGTTGCCCTGAATGTGGTCACAACGAATTAGATATAAAAATCCGCCCAGATGCCTGCTGCCCAAAATGCGGCTGCAGCATGGGCGTTGAGGAGGAGATTGAAAGTTGATAAAATAGGATGAATAGGAAAATATTGAAGTATGGAAGTGGGAAGATTGAAATGGAAAAAAATTTAAGTGAATTATTAAGTTATTTTGAAGCGCCTAGCTACGTTATTTCGTTAGTAGGTATCGCTTTGTATCTGATTAGGATTTTAAACCCCATTACTCTATTTTCTTCGAATGTTGTTGAGAAGAAATTGTTTTCAAAAGAACGGTTGTTTTTCGTAGCTGTTTGTAAATACTTTGCTTATGGATTATATTTTGGGATCTTATTCATGTGTATATCTATATCTTTTAATAACAGTTTTGGTTGGACTTATAGTGAAGTAAGAAATGATGTTTCCCTTATATTTATAGCATTAATAATAATGTTTTCATTAATAGCAAACGAAACTCGAAACACAGAGAATGTTTTATTTAAAGCAAGGTCTAATAAGATTATTAAATTATTAGTTTTTTTGCTGTACTTGATCGCTTCATTCACTTTTTATATCAATTCTGCTTTGTTGATATTTTTTTCTGAGTATGAGAATTCACGATGGCAAATATTTGCGTTATTAATTTTATTTTTAATTTGTGCAGCTATCCCTTTCATTTCAATTCCTGTTATAAAATTTATTAATGGGTCAACAAAAAAAGTGGTATATATAACAGATGAAAATAACGACGATTGGTTTATATTATATCCAATAAACAAGGAAATCGTTTTATTGGGGGATAAAAGCGATCCTAAAAGGTGTGAAAAAACCATGTTTAAAAAAATAGAAGATATATATAATGAACCGATCACACTAAAAATAGAAGATAATTAAGTCCAAGACGGAAAGCCTGCGGACACTGATCACTGTACAGAGAAATCTGTGCTTTGGTTGGTGTCCGTTTTTTTTTTTTTGAGCGGAGGGATGACATGAAGCAGGAAAAGAAAAAGCCCAATAAAAAAGCGCAGGAGCGTTCTGATCGGTTTTGGCGGCAAATGATGGGGCAAGACAGGCAAACACTCAGAAGAGGCAAAGGCGGCGCTTTTAAGCGTAAATAAGAGGAGGATAAACATGCAGGATTTAATCATTGAATACAAAAGAGCGTTAAAAGAAGCGAGAAAGATGTATCGGGCATTCTCGGAAACACCAGAAAATGAAATGACAGCAGAACAAAAGAACGATAAGAAAATCATTGGTAGTATGATCAGCGATATTGAATTCACTCTCGAATGGCTGCAGAACGGAAGACAACCAGGAGCACGCCGGGGAGCTGACAGAAGGGACGTTTATCAAAGAACGATTCTTGCTGATCCACGTATCATTGATGCAATGCCAGAAGAATATGCGATCAATCAGGAGCCAGAAGGAGAGGTAAGCGATTGGGACAAAGAAAGAATTGCTGATGCCCTTTCGGTACTCACTGAAAGAGAGAAGGACATTTTCATCATGCATACTGTGCAAAACATGTCTTTCGAAGAGATCGCCCAGCTGCTGAACATAAAAAAAGGAACAGTGCAGAAAAACATTGAGCGTTCCCGTTTGAAAATGAAAAGTAGAGTTAATTATAGTTTGTTTTGTTTAGCATAACAATTAATTGTATTGAACATGTCTTATAAGCTTTGCTAGTATGGTATAGTTTGTTTAAATATTAAACTTCAAACTATCCATATAGAGGTGATATCAAATCGCTTACCGTATTATTGATGTATCTGAATGGGAAATAGACGACTTAAATAATGGTCCAGGTGTTGGAGAGCGAACCAAGGTATGGTTGAGAAATCCTGAAAATGGGAAAATAGCAATGTTCAAGATACCTAGAGAAAACCGTGGAGAACATTGGGCTGAAAAAGTTTGCAGTGAAATTGCTAAGGTAATTGGGTTTGAGTGTGCCGAAGTAGATATTGCTAGGAGAAATGGTGAGATCGGCTGTCTAAGTTATTTTTTTGTGAATAAGAGTGCTGGCTATAATCATTATGACGGGGGGAATTTCTTTCCTGTAAATTATGATTACGAAAAAAATAATGGTTATAATATTCAGCTGATTTTTGAAGTCTTGAGTAGATTTGATCTGTTTATGGATTTTCTAAAGATAATAGTTTTTGACGCATTAGTTGGTAATGGTGATAGACATCAAGATAATTGGGGGATCACTAGACATGAGAAACATGATGAAGAGTTTATCTCTCCTCTTTACGATAATAGTGCAAGCCTAGGAAGAGAACTAACTGATGAAGTGGCAAAGAATTATAATTCGTCGGAGAGTGACTTTCTTCGTTTTATATATAGAGGAAAAGGGAAAATAGGTTGGCTCGATAAGAAAAAAGAAAATCATTTCCTTATGTTAAAAAGGCTACTAAGTATATTTCCTGCTGAGGTTAAAAATAATATTGATAAAATAAATTCATTAACTGATGATGAAATTGAAAGAATTGTTACTGGTATCCCTGAAGATGTGATTACTAAGAATCAAAAATGTTTTGTTATAAATTACATTAAAAAAAGAAAAGAAATTATTCTAAAAATTGGTGATAAAATGAATAAAGAAATCGATAATTTATTGATGATATGGAAAGATGAAGAATCTAGAAGTCGTTTTGTTGTTGGGGAATTGAAATATAACTCTGTATTCGATACTTATATTTTTAAATATAAAAAACCTGAAGTTTATGAAGCGAAGAAGAACGGATTTAAAGATTACCCTAACTTTCCAAATATAGATGAAACTTATAATTCAGAGGGGAAATTGTTCGTTAGCATTAAAAATCGTTTGCCTAAGCCTAAAAGAAAAGATTATCCACAAATATTAGATCGTTATGGTTTAGAATCTACTGCTACAGAATTAGAGATCCTCGAAGCAACACGTGGAAGGTTAGCAACAGACAACTTTGAATTTATACAGAGCATTAAGTATAAAAAAGATTCTCCTTTTGAGGTTGTATTTGATTTAGCAGGTGCCAGATATGGGGAAATTCAAGAAAATGCTGATAAAATCAATATTGATGATCAGGTTAAACTCGAATCCGAACCAGATAATCAATATGATGAGTATGCTGTTGCAGTTTTTACAAAAGATAATAAACGAATTGGATATGTACCAAAATACTATTCCAAAGAGTTTTCAAAGTTTTTAAATGATGATGTAAAGTACACAGCTCAATTCACGCATTTAGATTTAGAAAATGAATCTCCTGACGAATGGGCCAAAATTTCGGTTAAATTAATAGTTGGTTAAAATGGGGCATCGTAATGATGCTCTTTTGTTATGATGAAAATAAAAGAATATTACGAATTTTATATTGACGATGGTAAATATAACTGATATAATTAAAGTATCGAAAGGAGGTGTTGAGAGAGCATGGAAATGGTTGAAATTATCCTTCGGGACTTGGCTTGGCTGGTTGCAATCCTTACCGGAATTACAACGATGGTCAAGAACATCAAGGAAATGAAGGATAATAAAAACAAAAAACGACGTTCTCCCGCCAAGAAGAAACGTCGCAAATAACCCAATGGGGGGAATCACTTCCCCCTCACCATATTATAACACTTTGTGTTCCATGCTCAACTATATGAAAAAATTAGTAGACGGGTCAACAATAATATTCTTTGTTCTGTTCGTGATAGTGTTTGCAAACTTTGATTATGATCATCTTGGTACTTTGGATATCATTACAATGGTTTTGGCTCTTGGCTGGTTGGTAATCACTATTATTAATATTATCCTTAGATGGAGGAACACGCGAAATGACTAAGTTTGTTTTTGAAAGTATTGACGAGCTGAGAGAGTTCATGGACAAAGAAGTCATAACGACCTCTGAAGCCATTGAGATTATCGGATGCAGCCGGCAGAACCTCAAGCAGCTGGTTGATTACAAAACATTGATTCCGATTAAAACAACAAATAGAGATCGACTATTCTTGAGAAAAGACATTGAAGGCTATAAAAAGAAACGTTGATGGCACCCGCGGCTGATGGGTGCTTTTTTTGTCTTACGACTGCCACCTATTTATGAGGGACGTTTTCGTTCGACAAATTTTGCAAATGGTTCCATTTTCACTATCTTTGCCCGATAATAGTTTAGAGGTGAGAATCATGGAACAGTATCAGAAAGATCTTTATGAAAAATGGATTATAGAGATTAATAATAATATTTCATTATTGGATGAAGAGTACGAGGCGCTTGAGCTCGAATTAAAAAATAAAGTTGCTAAAGAGAAAGTTTTGAAAGATGCTTCATACAGTATTCAAGGACATTTAAGAGAAGATTTTGAAAATCATTTTCAATATGAAACATTAAAAGAGGAAATTGTAAGTCTCAAACAAAGAATTTCAGAATTTAAATACCATGATAAAATTTTATATAATAAGACTTTGTTGGAAACACTAAAACAATTGTTGGACTTTAATTAAAGCATCCTTTGAGGTGCTTTTTCTGTTTTTATTCAACTATTTATGAAGGGCGCTTTCGTCCGACAAATTTCGCAAATGATTCCATTGTCATTCCTTTATTCCTATAATTGGATAATAGGGAGGTGATATAATGAGTTCAGGAATAAAGTTAAATATTGCTGATTCGGTTGATAAGCATCTAAGGTTTATTTTTACTGAAAACGGGAAGAATCTGCTTGAATTACGACTTGATTTAACAGCTATATTAGACGCAACTTGTAATTTAGGTGGGCGGGAAATACTGGTTAGTAATAATGTTAAAGAGACTTTCCTATATGAATGGATTTATGAATTAGGGATGAAACACTTGGATAAGGTCGATGAGTTTGAAATAGTTAGAATACAACAACCGAATGTAATTAATAGAGAGCTAGTAACTCCGTGGGAGGTACTTGAAAGAATACCAGTGGACTGAATTATTTAATTAAATAATCAGAGAAGAGTATAAGCATCCTGCGGGGTGCTTTTTATATTCTCTGTAAACTGCTTCCGGTAAGTCTCAGGATAGACAATTGGCGGTTAACGGCTTGAGCACGGTGGTGGTTTAGAGGGAATATCTTTTCCAAAACAACACGAATCAGAAGGGGGCGGCGGTGAATGTAGATGGCCGAAAAGCACATTCAGGCGTATAAGGATTACGTCAAAGGCATGAAATACAAGGACCTTGCCGAGAAATACGGGGTGTCAGTGAACACCATTAAATCGTGGAAGCAGCGGCATGGTTGGGAAAGGAAAAAGGGTGCACCCATTGAAAAAAGTGTGCACACAAAAAAGGGCGGGCAACCGGGCAACAAAAATGCATTAGGGAACAACGGCGGCCCACCACAGAGGAATCGAAACGCTGTGACTCATGGCTTTTTCTCTAAGTTCCTGCCAGAAGAAACGCTTGAAATCATGGAAGAGATTCAAGAGCGTTCGCCTGCCGATATGATATGGGATCAAATACAAATTCAGTATGCAGCCATTCTCCGGGCGCAGCGCATCATGTTCGTTTCTGATAAGGAAGAAATGATCAAAGAGCTGAAAAAGAAAAGGTCCCTCATATCTGAGATCAGCGAAATTGAAGAGGAAGAGTATGAATTTCAATTCGCGTGGGATCGTCATGCTACATTCCTGAATGCCCAATCTCGGGCAATGGGGGAACTCAGGAGCTTGATCAAGCAGTTTGACCAGCTGGCACATGAGCAAGATGAGCGGCGCCTTAAATTGGAGCAGATGCGCTTGAATATCGACAAGACCAAGGCAGAAGTAGAACGCCTGACAAATAAAGATGATGATTCGTCATTCGAAATTATCATCAAGGATAAGGGGGGACGCTGATGGAAAAAGAGGTGAATCCCCGTTTTAGAAACTTTCTTTTTGATTGGTCACAAAAGTTTTATTTCCTTGTTGGTGGTTATGGATCATCCAAAAGCTATCATGTTGCTTTGAAGATTGTTCTGAAATTGCTCAAGGAAAAGCGAACAGCCTTGGTGGTCCGGGAGGTTTACGACACTCATAGGGATTCGACTTTTTCCCTACTCGAAGAGATCATTACCGACATAGGGTTGGATCATAAAATCCGGTGCATTACCTCACCGATGCAGATACGCTTTCCAAACGGCAGCAAGATCATCTTTAAAGGGATGGACAAGCCTGCGAAGCTGAAATCGATCAATAATATTTCGATTGTATGGATTGAAGAGTGTTCAGAAGTAAAATACGACGGCTTTAAAGAGCTGTTAGGGCGTTTACGGCACCCGACTTTGCAACTCCATATGATTCTATCTACAAACCCCGTCAGCAAAGGGAATTGGTCGTATAAACACTTTTTTAAAGATGACACGAATCAGTTTTTTGTCTTGGATGACGAAGAACTTTATAAAGAGAAAACGATCATAAGAAACAAAACATATTATCATCACTCGACTGCTGATGATAATTTATTTTTGCCTGAAAGCTATATCGAGCAGCTAGAAGACTTAAAAACACATGACCCAGACCTTTACCGCATTGCCCGGAAAGGTCGTTTTGGCGTTAACGGAAAACTTGTTCTGCCGCAGTTTGAAGAGCGGCCACATGAAGAAGTTATCAATGCAATAAGAGCAATTGACAGGCCGGTTCTGAAGAATGGTATGGACTTCGGTTTTGTTGATTCTTATAACGCTCTGGTTCGGATGGCTATCGACCATAAGGAAAAGATTCTGTACATCTACTGGCAATATTACAAAAACGATACGACCGATGACAAAACAGCTGAGGACTTAAAAGAACTTAAACGCGTTTTGATCAAGGCCGACAGTGCCGAACCTAAAACAATTCGATTCTTTAGGCAACAGGGCTTCCTCATGAAACCCGCAAAGAAGTTTCAAGGTTCGCGCCTGCAATACACCAAGAAAGTAAAACGATTCAAAAAAATTATCTGCTCCGATCAATGTCCCGATGTCGTTAGGGAACTGAAGGACCTCACGTTCAAAGTGGACAAAGACGGAAACATCATCGAAGACGAATTCAACATTGATCCGCATACATTCTCGGCTATTTGGTACGGCTTAGATGATTATGAGGTATCTAGCCTTAAAGGGCATGGGGTAACAAGGAGGTTTAGAGGTTGATAAAGTTCTTAGACCAGATCAGAGCTTCAGGTATTACACCTGAATTGATTGCAGAAATCATTGAAGCACATAAAAGTGATCATGATAGAATGAAAAACTTGTATGACCGTTACAAGGCAGAGGTTCAGGGTGTACCAATCCTAACCAGAGAAGCCATTGAATATGAGGATTTCGAGACAGGTCACGTTAAGCGGATAGATCATAAGGTCAATAACAAGCTTAATAACTCATTTGATTCAGACATTGTTGATACGAAGGTGGGCTATCTCTTCGGACATCCGATCACATATGAGTTTGATGACAAGCGAGAGGCGGGCACTACTTCTTCCGGAAAGCAGATGATTGATGACTTTAACGCTCTGAATAATATTGCTGACGAAGATAGTGAATGGGGGAAGATGGCTACCATTTGCGGCTACGGAGCCCGGCTCGCATATATTGACCGGAATGGTAATGAAAGAGTCAAAAACATTGAACCATGGGAAGCGGTTTTCCTAAGCGATGGGAATATTCATGAGCCGGAATTCGGATTAAGGTATTTTACGGTTTATGGCGGACAAATAAAAGCTGAATTCTATGATGATAAATATGTGTACTATTTCAGCACGAAAGACAGCTCTGCTTTTACGCTGGATAAAAAAGAATTGCATTTGTTTGATGGCTGCCCTTTATTCGGGCTGGCAAACAATAAAGAGCTCAAAGGCGATGCCGAGAAGGTATTGTCTCTTATTGATGCCTATGACCGGACACTGTCAGACGCCTCAAACGAAATTGAACAGTACAGACTGGCGTACTTGATCCTAAAGGGATTGGGAGCCGATGAGGATACACTCCAGCAACTTAAAAAGACTGGAATTCTTGAGCTTTACGATGAAAAAGACGATGTCAGCTATCTAACAAAGGATATAAATGACGCGATCATTGAAAATCATTTAAACCGACTTGAAGAAAACATTCTCCGTTTTGCAAAGTCGGTCAATTTCTCTGATGAATCATTTGGCGGGAATGTCACTGGCGTTGCAATGAAATTTAAATTGATGGCGCTTGAGAATAAATGCATCACGATGGAACGGAAAATGACTGCTGCCCTCCGTTACCAATACAAGTTGATCTTTTCGGCTTGGGCAACTAAAAATAAAGCCAAAGCAGAAGATTATTTGAAAGTATGGTTCGGATTCAAACGCAACTTGCCAGCCAACGTTCTTGAAGAGGCACAGACAACATCGCAGCTCAAAGGATTAATCAGCGAAGAAACACGCCTTTCTCTCTTGTCCTTTGTCGATGATGTTCAGTATGAGCTTCATAAGATGAAAGAGGAGGAAGAGGAGTACAGGAACAGCATGCCACCGTTGACTGATATCGAAACAGATACGGGCGGTGATGAAGATGAACCAGAATGATATTGATAAGTACCTGGATGACATGATCACGGAGGACGCGAAAAAAATTGATGTCGTTTTTGCTCAACGGCTGAAAGAGATCAATCAACAAATCGCGGCCCTTTATGCGAAATACAGCAGAGATGGTCAGCTATCCATGGCTGATATGAATAAATACAACAGGTTTAAAAAAGAAATGGAGCGCATGACTGAGGAATCCAGCAAGGCATTCAAAACTATCCTCACAATCGTTGAGGCTTTGGCTGCTAAACAATTCCTTGAGAGTTACATGCGCTCTGCCTATTTGTACGAGATGGAAGCTGCGGTTGATTTAGGCTTCAGCATCCCTACTGTCGAAGTAATCAAGCAGGCTATATTAAATCCGATAGCTGAATTGACTCTCTCAGCTTTATATAAGCGCCACAGGGATGATTATGTTCGGCAAATACAGATTTCAATTGCTCAAGGGATTCAGGCTGGTGAAGATTACTCCAAGATTGCTCGGCGTATTGAGCAAACGACCGAATTTGCCCGCAGAAAGGCTCGTGACGTGGCGAGAACAGAGACTCATAGGGTACAAGTCTCGGCGAGGATGAAAAGCGCTGAGCAGGCTTCTAAAAAGAGCAAACTCGAAAAGATGTGGAATGCAACTCTTGATCTAAAAACTCGTTCGGGTCACAGGAAGCTCGATGGCAAGACTGTTGAACGAAACGGGCTATTCAAATCAATATATGGCGGCGTCGGGCCGGCTCCGGGGCACATGAATAATGCCAAGGATGATATTAACTGCCGTTGTACGATTGCTTTTAAAGTAAACGGCGTGCTGCCGGATACAAGAAGGGCTCGTAAGCGCGGGAATGGGGCCGGTGAAACTATTCCGTACCAAACCTATGAAGAGTGGTATAGGAAAATTTCCAAGGGAAAAAATAGAAATTGATAGTTTTCATGTTATTCTCTTATTATTAAATATATTTTAATTGGAGGGCGTGACATGGAATTTACTCCTATTTCACCACAAGCAATGCAACAAGCCTTAGATATATTAGAGAAAGAGGGAATAATTCATGATGAAAATACGTTGCTGAGTAAAGCTCGAATGAAATATACAAAAGTAATATAATTGAGGATTTTTATAGTATGGGCTATGAAGGGAATTTAACGACACAGCCAAATACTTCCCTGATGTAGGCGAAATTTTTGCTATTTATGATATGGATGTATTCGGTGAGAACATCCGTGAGGTTGATAAGTACCTAACAAACTATGTGAATAAAAGATATCGGGGTTTGTAAAAATCTTGATATTTTAACTATCCCGTCCTGAGCATGACGTAAAAAGGCTTATTTTTCATGCACTCATAACAGGCGCGCACTGTAGAGGGCAAAGGAGGAAGAAGTGTTATGCCAACATTAGAAGAAGTGAAAAAATTTCTCGAAGAAAATAAAGAGAACGAAGAAGTAAAGTCGTATCTGAATGAACTTTCTGCCGTGTCAGCTGACAAGGTGAATGGGTTTTTAGATACAGAAGAAGGAAAACGCCTCATTCAGCCTCGGTTGGATTCCCATTTTACGAAAGGCCTTGAAACATGGAAGGCGAACAACCTCGAAGCTCTGGTTGATGCAAAGGTAAAAGAGCTTTATCCGGAAGAAACAGAGGAACAAAAGCGTATCAGAAAGCTGGAAAAAGAGCTGGAAGATCAGCGGACAGCAGCACAACGTGAAAAGCTTTTAAACAAAGCTGTCTCTTATGCTTCTGAAAAGCAACTGCCGGCAGATGTAGTGGAATTCTTTATCGGTGAGGATGAAGAATCAACGATGAAGAACCTCGGAGCATTTGAAGAAAAGTACAATGCTGCACTTCAAAAGGCGATTGAAACCAAGTTCCAAGAAAATGGCCGTGATGTTCAGTCCGGCAGCAATGAACCGACAAATCAAAGTTTAGATATTAGCTCGCTTGCAGCTGAAGCAAGTATTAGAAAATAAGGAGGGCTATCTTTATGCCAACATTTAATCCAAACAATGCATTGATGCAAGACGCAGTAAACGGGAAGGTACCAACTGAACAAGGTACTCTAGTTTTAAAAGAGTTTATGACTCAATCTGCTGTTACGAAACTCGCAAAATATGAAGAAATGACTAAGCCGGAGAAAGAATTCACATACTTGGCTTCTGGACCAGGGGCTTACTGGGTTGGAGAAGGTGAGAGAATCCAAACTTCTAAGGCGCAATGGTTAACAGCAAAAATGATTTCAAAGAAATTGGGTGTTATCATCCCTGTTTCTAAAGAATTTTTGCGTTACACTATCGCTGATTTCTTCACACAAATGCGTCCGGCTATCGCTGAAGCCTTTGCTATTAAATTCGATCAGGCTGCGTTATTCGGTGTCGATTCCCCATTTGGTCAAGGTGTTTCTGTATTTGAAAAAATCAAGGCATCTGGTAACTCTGTTGTTTTAAACTCACTTGGCAACCTATATGACGAGCTTAATGGAGTAATGGCGCTAGTCGAGGATGCTGATAAGGATGTGAACGGCTTTACAACAACACGCCGATTCCGTCAAAAACTTCGTGGTACTAAGGACGGTAACGGGCTTCCGATCTTTAACGATGCAACCGGCGGTGCAACACAGCAGGCTCTTGGACTTCCGATCGGATATGTTGATTCTAAGTCATGGGATTACGAAAAAGCGGCATTGCTTGCAGCTGACTGGAATTACACACGTTACGGCATCCCTCAAGGTATGGAATACAAAATCTCTGAGGATGCAACATTGACAACAATTGTTGATGCAGACGGAAACCCAATCAACTTGTATGAGCGTGACATGGTTGCTCTTCGTGTGACTCAGCAAGTCGGTTTCATGACATTGACTGATGATGCGTTTGCAGCTATTACTCCAGCAACGGGGGCGTAAGCTTATGGGATACACATCTAAAAACTATAAGACAAATAACGGCGACAAATTGGTGATCGGCGGCGAATTAGAGATCAAATCAGGCGCAAAAGTGACCGGCTTGCCCGGCTCAACGCCTGCTTCTAAAAGCATCACTTCTGAAATGATTGGCGACGGAGAAGTGAAAAACATCAATATTGGTGACGGCTCTGTTCAAAGTCGAAACATCGGAACTGGCAGTGTACAAAATGTCAATATCGGTGCGAAGGCTGTTACGTTAGCCAAGCTTGGTGATGATGTAACTGCCAAACTCACTGATATTGAAAACCGCCTGAAAGCACTGGAAGGAGGAAGCGCTTGATATGAAAGCATCTAACGGTTCCAAAACAATTGAATGCACTGAAAAGGCTTTTGAGGTGGTTTACTCACATATTGGGTTTAAGAGAGTGGAAGAGGCCAAGAAGCCAGCTGTCGATCTTCTTGATATGACTGAGGCTCAACTGCAGAAAGTAAACAAAGATGAGATTATTGCTTTCTTGAAAGAGAATGAATACGAGTTTGATCCCAAAACGCCTAAAGACGAACTGATCAAGATTGTCTTAGGTGAAGAGTAGGTGATTCAGTGGACATCGGACAAGTAAAGCGAATGACAGGGATTAAGACAGATAGGCATGATGAATATTTGTCTGAAATAGTCCCTATTTTGATTGAATTTGCCAGTGACTTTTGCAGTAACACTTTCGAGGAGGCTTTGCCAGCTGGCGTGAAGCTTTTTGTTGCGAAGGCTGCAGAGTATAACATGACTCCTTCTGGACTCTCGGGAAGAAGTATGGGGGATGTGTCGTATTCGTACAATACAGAATTTCCTCGGCACATTACAAAACACCTTACGCCATATCGAAGGCTGAGAGTTAAATGATTTATGAGGAATTTCCCCATGAAATCACGTTTCAGCGGATGGGCAAGGTGCCGGACGGCGGCGGTGGTTATGAAGAAGGTTACGTTGACTACACCACAACTGAAGCTTTAGTCAGTGGCGTCAGTTCCCGGGAATATTATCAGGCTCAGCAGCTGCAAAACCCGGTTGAATGCAATGTGTATTTCCCTTATCGGACTGATATCGAGAAAACAATGAGGATCATTTACGAAAACAAGATCCTCATTCTCAAATCAGAGCCAATTGATCAAGGCGGCATGCATGAAGTCTTGAATCTGAAATGCCAGGTATCGGGGGTGCTGGAGTCTGATGGCAAGAGTTAGCGGTAGATGGGCCAGGCAAATGCGCAGAGCAACTGAAGAGTTCAGGAACAATGTGATTGAAGAAGCTAAACGTATTGTAACTGACACGGCCGAGCTGATCTACAGCAACGCTGTTTTAAATGCTCCAACGGCCATGATCGACGGCGGAAACTTGAAAAATTCAATAGAAATCGATTATCGTGACGGCGGCTTAACGGCCGTTATTTCTGTTGGTGCTGATTATGCAATCTATGTCGAATACGGTACCGGAATCTATGCGGAGGACGGGGGCGGCCGGCAGACTCCTTGGGTCTATTACGACACCAAGCTTAACCAATGGGTTATGACACGAGGCATGCGGGCCCAGCCGTTCTGGAATCCGTCTATTGAGGAAGGTATGAGGTATTTCGCCAGTCAAATGTGATAGAAAGGGGCTGTCATTATGCGGTCAGCCATGTGGCCGTTGCAGACGGCTATATTTCAAAGGCTATCAACTGATGAAGAGCTGAATGCACGCGTCACTGGTGTGCTTGATGCAGTCTCGAAAGATCAGAAAAAGCCATATGTGACAACAGGCGATGATGACGTTTCGCCATTTGAAACAAAAACGTCTAAAGGTGAGATTATCAATGTTGTTCTCCATTGCTGGAGCGACTACAACGGCAAAAAAGAAGCAATGCAGATCCTTGATTTGATGCTGCAAGCAATAACGAGAGAGCCCCTAGAAATAGAGGGCTTTTCTTTATGCCGTTCTGAGATGCGTGGCATGCAGGTGATCACTGACATTGATGGTTACACCCGGCACGGCATTCTCAGGATGCGGTACACAATAAACAATTGAGAGGATGAAGGAAATGCCACAATTATTGAATGGTAAAGATGAGATTTATTTCGTTCAGCCGATGGATGCAAAAGGGACTGAAGGGCTGTTCATTGCCTTCCAAACAGAAGGTTCACATACAAAAGAACAGGACACGTTGGATGAATCCACAAAGTCAGGCCGTATTGTCGGTTACGGAACAAAAAACGAATCTTTTGAGCTAACTTATTATGCTGCTGTTTCAGATCCGGGGCAGGAAGCAATTGAAGACGCTTATGATAACGAAAAGGCAATTAAAGTCTGGAAGGTCAATAAAAACAAAAATAAAAATGATAAGCACAACGCTGTCTATGGTCATGCAATTATTGAAAGTTTGGAATTCAGTCAGCCGCAAGATGGGTTTGTTGAGGTTTCGATAACTCTTCCTGTACTCGGAAAAACATTCAAAGGCGAGTTGCCTCCTCTGCCGGACAGCGTGTTAGCAGCAATTGAATCTTCTGCCGGCGCGACTAAATTTGAGGACTTTGGCAGCACAACTACACCCTAATGCGCCCCAAAATCTATCGTTCACGGCTACTACTGACAGCGTGACCGTGAAATGGGATGCGGTAGATGGGGCAACGTCATACAAAGTGTATAGAGGAGCGGACAAGAAGCTTGATGCTACTGTCACAGGTACATCCCACACCTTGACAGGAATTGCAGCCGACACGAAACTGACGGTCAATGTCTCTGCTGTGAACGACGCGGGAGAATCCTCGATGACTGAAATTGTTACACAAACACAAGCGGTTACGTCCTAAAGTACCCCCGCACAAATAAAGAAGCATAGGAGCCCGGCTGTTGCCAGGGCTCTTTTTAATACAAAATTTTGGAGGTTTTATATATGGCTCACTTAACAATTGACGGAAAAGATTATGCTGCACGCTGTGATTTCGCATTCGATAGAACAGCAAACGAGAAATATGCGAAAGAAGATAAAAACGGTGACAAATCAGGCGGTACATTAACGATTTACAACAGCTTACTGAACGATGATGCTGTTTATCTTTCTGCATTTTGGGATTGTGCGCTGGCTCACTTGAAAAAAGGCAAGCCATCTGTCGAGCAAATTGAAGATGCAATCGCCAAGATCATTGAAGAAGATGAAACTGGCAATGCCGTTGATGAGATGGTGAAAGAAGCTTTTAACACACTGGATTCAGCGGGTTTTTTCAAAGGAAAGATCCGTCAGCAATGGAAGATGATGAGCAAGCTTGCGAAACCGAAAAAGGTCAGCCCGAACGAGACTCCGGAAATGGAAGCGAAGCGTCTGGAGGAAGACGAAATGAACAAGGACATGCTGGAGACGATGGAGGAAGCGTACAAAGAGAAGACGGGATCGACTATCTCCAAGTAATTGAAAATGCAGCTCGTTGGATGGGTGTCTATGACAACGATGTCATTATGTCATGGACTCCAAACGAGTATAAACGAAAGCTAAAAGCAGCCAAGCTCCGTGAAATTGACGAGATGGAAAAGTTGGCGAGAAATGCTATGTTTCATCGTTATGCTTTGAACGAAAAGAGACCAAAAGAGTCTAAGATGTTTGACGCTAGAAAAGCCCGTAGAGAGCTTGAGCGTTCTCTGACAAGCGAGGAAAACAAATGGCGTGAATCAGACATAAACAAGCTTGGTCCGAGAGCTAAAGGCGTGCAGATGTTAAATGACGCTGTGCGGTCTTATTTCGGAAAACAATCCAAAGAAAAGGGGTGAGGGCATGATCGAGAGGCTTACTGCTGTTGTAGAAGCTCAGACGCAGAGATTCAACAGAAGTATGGACCGAGTCAATGACATGATGCGGCGAATGGCTGATACTCATACTGTTGAAGTTGAAGCAGAAACCGCCAGCTTCCAAGCGCGAGTCAGACAAGCAGAGCAGCAGATCGATAACTTTATTCATCGACATGAAAGAACCCGAGTCGATTTAGACGCAGACTCTGACGACGTACAGAGAGCAGTATCGACGGCGCGAACAGAACTTGCATCATTGCCCAACCGGGTTACAACCAACATTAACGGGGATACTTCGGATTTAACTCGCGCAGTCGCTACTGCACAAACTGAGACGAGATCCTTACCAAACAGAGTTTGGATCTTCATAGAAGCTCGTACTGATCGATTTGAAAACTCTATGAATCGTCTGGCGAAAATCACTAACTCCGTTTCTACTGTAATAGGCCATTCACTTGCAGGGGCTTTTACATCTGCGTTGCCTGCGATTTCTCCGGTTCTTGCCAGCATTACTGGCGCTATAGGCTCACTGGGTCCGATGCTTGGTGTGGCGGCTGGTGGAGTTATGGGGCTCGGGAGTGCTTTTGCAGTAGCAGGAACAGGAGCAGCTTCATTCGGGGCGCTGGCGGTTTCTTCATTAAGTGGTGTTTTCAAAGCTTCTGAAGACTTGAAAAAGCTTCAAGAAAAGCTGGATGAAACCACTGACGCCAAGGAACGCGCGAAAATCATGGAGAAGATCAAGGGCATCCAGCAATCTCTTGGAAAAGAAGAGAAGAAGGCCCTTGATACTTTAGAAGATTTTAAAGCGAATTGGCAGAGCATTGCTCAATCTGTACAGAAACCGATTTTAAAAACGTTCACGAGCTCGCTGACGACGTTTAAAGGTGTTCTAAATAGTTTAAGACCTATGTTCAAAAGCGTGGCAAATGGAGGCGTTACATTAGCAAAAAGCATGAATGCGGCGTTTAAAGACACCGACATGCGGCGCTTTATAGATTACATGAACAAAAATGCTGGCCAGGCTTTCGTAACGTTTGGAAAAATAGCCGGCAACGTCCTCAGAACAGTTATGAATCTGATTGTTGCTTTTGGTCCTCTTGGGAATGACATGTCGGCCAGTTTGGAAAAGGCCACGGCTTCATGGGTGAAGTGGTCAGCCAATTTAGGTTCATCTAAAAAGTTCCAAACGTTTATAGAATATGTCAAAACAAACGGGCCTAAGTTGCTGCAGATCATCGGGAACTTATCAGGCGGCCTGACTAAGTTGTTTACCGGTTTTGCCCCGATGTCTCAGGACATGATGACATCCCTTGTCAACATGACTCAGAGGTTTAATGAATGGGCCGGCAGCGTCACGAAAACAAAAGAATTCCAGTCGTTTATTGACTATATCAAGACGAACGGTCCGACTGTTTGGAGTACTATCGGTGAAATCGCCAAAACAATCATCAATTTGCTCGTTGGTATGGCTCCGTTAGGGCAAACCATCTTACAAACGGTAAACGGGTTTTTAAAATTCACAAATGCAGCAATGCAAGCTAACCCTGCTATCGGACAATTCATTGCGGTGGGCATTTCATTACTGGGCGCACTAAGAGCGCTAGTTCCTGCAATGGCTGCTGTTAGTGCAGTAACAAATGGATTTAAAGATTTTAAAGACGCTGCTCAATACTTGCGTGGGTTCAAAGATACAGCTGCCGGCATTAAGTTGGCCGGGTTGATAGCTCAATTAAAAGGAGCAACTGCAGCTATTGGTCGATTCATTGCAAAATACACGGTCATGGCTGCTCAAGCCACAGCAAATGGCGTAAAAATGGCAGCATCTTGGACAGCGATGAAAATCTCTGCTCTTGTATCTTCCCTAAAGAGCGGCATAGTTCAAATGGGTCTGTGGATCAAGAATATGACTGTTATGGCGGCACAGTCCATTGCGCAGGCAACACGAACGGCAACGGCATGGACAATTATGAAAATAAGCTCTTTTGTCACTTCCCTTAAAGCTGGGATAGTGCAGATGGGCTTTTGGATCAAACAGATGGTTGTCATGGCTGCTCAATCTGTTGCTCAAGCTGCGAGAATGGCGGCGGCATGGACGGCAGCACAAATCAGTTCATTTGCATCTATGTTGGCAGCTGGAATCACTCAAATGATCGCCTTCGGAAAACGTCTCGTGATTCTTGCGGCTCAGGCGGCTGCAAACGCGGCGAGAATGGCAGCGTCTTGGGTAGTTGCTATGGGTCCTATTGGATGGATCACAGCGGCTGTAGTGGCTTTGGTTGTTCTCATCATCGCGAACTGGGATAAGATCAAGGCTTATACAGTCAAAGTCTGGGGCGCTGTTTCTAAGTGGCTTTCATCAGCGTGGACAGGCATTAAGAATGCAGCATCGAAAGTGTGGTCGGCTCTCGTCACACTTTTAAAGGCAAATTTTGAGCTGCAAAAAAAAGTAATTATGACGGTTTGGAATGCCGTTAAATCATTCGCCTCAAAAGTCTGGAACGGGATTAAAAACGCAGTTACTAAAGTCTGGAACGGTTTGAAAAGCGCCGCATCTGCAGCGTTTCTCTATATGAAAAACCAGATTGCAAACAGAATCCTAGCAACTAGAGAAAAGATACTCAGTACATGGAATACCATAAAGAGTAAAGTGTCTTCAATATGGAATGGGTTGAAGTCAGCCGCATCTGCAGCCTTTTTGTACATGAAGAACCAAATAGCAAACCGGATTTTGGCGACACGTGAAAAAATCCTTAGCACTTGGAATGCGATCAAAAGTAAAGTTCAATCCATCTGGAATGGGATAAAATCAGCAGCGTCAAATGCCTTCCTTTACATGAAAAATCAGATCGCAAATCGCATAATTGCGACCCGAGAAAAGATAGTGAGTATCTGGAATAGCGTGATGAAGTTTTTCAAAGGAATCAATCTGAAAACCATTGGCCGAAATATTATCCAAGGTCTGATAAATGGTATCAGCGGCATGGCGGGGGCGTTAGCCAGCAAAATTAAATCGATGGCAAACGCAATCCCTAACGGCATGAAAAAACTTCTTGGAATTCACTCGCCATCAAGGGTTATGCGCGATCAGGTCGGTTATCACGTCGGAACTGGTATGGCAGCTGGTATTGATAAGTCGCAGGCTAAAGTAAAAACGGCTGCGGCGAGAGCGGCTAAAGCGGCTCAACAAGCTGCTGAAGTGAAAGTGACCAACAAAATTAAAAACGCTGAAGTAAAATATGACACCAAGAAAATGGGCGCTGACACTTATATCAAGACGTTGCAGAAAATCCAGAAGCAAAACAAGCTGACAAGCGAGCAAAGCCGGAAAATCCAGCGTGAAATCTATCAAGCTGCCAAAAACGCCTCTGACAAACAGAAAAAGCTTTTGAAAGAGCAGCAACGCAAGGAAGCAAAAGCAAAGCTTGCGTACACCAAAAAGGTGTCTGATCAGATTAAACGAGCTGAGGCCAAGTACGATACAGGGAAAATCAGCGGTAACACGTACGTAAAGACTCTCCAGAAGATCAGTAAGAAAAACAAACTGACTTCAGATCAGCAGATCAAAGTACAGCGTGAGATTTATCAAACTCAAAAAGCAATGGCCGATAAGGTCAGGAAGCAAAAAGAGAATGAGAGAAAAGCTGCAGATAAAATCAACAAGGGTATTCTCTCAGCCAATAACACATATCTGTCTAAATTTAAAAGCATCAATGACAAACTAACCTCAGACATAAAAGCGGCAAACGACGCTTATAAGAAGGAGCTCCAAGACCGAACAAATGCGATTTACAACGCAATCGGTCTATTTGACGATGTTTCAAGCGAGAAGGTTAATGGCTCAAAACTGACATCAAACCTTAAAAATCAGCTGGCGAAATTAAAGCAATTTGACAGCGATATTGCAAGCATCGCAGGCAGGGCGCCGAAAGCATTCACTGATGAACTGAAAGAAATGGGAGTCGGTTCAGCAGATCAGATCAATGCAATTGCTCGAATGACTTCGTCTGAATTAGATGAGTACGTCAGACTTTGGACAGAGAAGCATAAACTCGCAAGCACACAGGCTGCTCAGGAATTAACTGGCCTGAAGAATGAGACTGCCAAGAAAATCAATGAGCTTCGTTCAGCTGCCAATAAAGAACTGAGCCTCCTGAAGAGCGACTACATGAGAAAAATTGGCGAGCTTACTGTCAATGTGAAGCAGTTGGGCTCCCTGAAGAACAGCGGGAAGGCAATCGGCTATAACACGATGGCCGGCATTATTTCCGGAATGAGAAATATGAAGGGCGAACTTGCAAAGGAAGCCAACACTATTGCCTCCACAATCGAGAAGACAATCAAGAAAAAGTTGAAGATCCATTCACCTTCCCGATTAATGAGAGACCAAGTTGGCGTAATGGTGCCAGCGGGAATCGCAGTTGGTATCCAGAACGGTATCGGAACGGTTCAGCGGGCGATGACTGCTGTCAGCGATGCCATGTATATCGAGCAGAAAGATATGAATCTTGCTTACGATACATCCATATCTAGAAGCGACCTGGGCACTGTCAGAAAAGAACTGAGTGCAGATGTCAAAAACCTTGAGTTACCTGAAAGAACTATCATTGTTGAAATGGACAGCAAGAAAGTCGGACAAGGCGTAGAAAAGCCTGTAACAGACGCACAAAGAAGATCAAATGCAAGGAGGGTGAGGTTTAATTGATCAACTATCAGGAGATTTTGCCCAATCAGTGGAAAATCACATTCAATGGGATCGATATTTCACCCTTCTTTTATGTGAAATCAACCACTGGGCGGGGAATATTGAGCCGAGAGGTAAATACAGCCAAGATCGGGAACCGTCCAGGCGGTTTCTATCGTGGCACCAGACTACCAATTAGAACGATAACCATAGATGTTCTTTTTGCATTCAGCAGTGAAGAGGAATTGAAGAAGAAACAAGAAGAACTGACTTATATTCTGCATACAAACGAGCCGAAACCACTCGTTTTCCATGATGAGCCTGACAGAACCTATTATGCAATATTTGAGAGTGTATCTGAAGGTGAAGAGCAGGATGGCTTTCAACAGGCAACATTGACCTTTATCTGCCCTGATCCTAAAAAGTATGGAGCGGCTGCGGAATCTGAACTAAATGCTGGGGTGCAGGTTTTCACAAACCCGGGGTATGCGGAGATTGAACCAAAAATCGAATGCGTTTTTAAAGAGGCGGCCACTTTATATGAAGTGGCTATTTTAAATGGTGATGGATCTGTTTCTAAGACAATAAAAGTCGTGTACAACTTCATCGCCGGCGACACTCTCATTATTGATTCTTCAAAGAGAAAAGTGACATGCAGCGGCAAATTAATCATGACTGCTCTGCAAATACAATCTGAGTGGTTTACGCTGCCACCAAAAGTACCAACAAAATTGAAGTTAAGCCACGCAAGCAGTATTAAATTCGATGAGGCTTATTTGTAAGGGGGTCCGTTAATGGCTGACATGTACATTCTTTCACCAGATGATCAAGTGCTGACAGTGCTGTCCAGCGACGGACAAGAAGCGTGCAGATTTTGGGATGCCAAATACAAAGAAGAGCTGAATAAAGGCTCTTCTTTTTCTTTTGTAGCTGATGCTTCCCATCCTGATGCGCGCTATTTGTTTGAGGAGAATCAAGTCATTTTTAGAGATAAAGACGGCATTCTCCGATTGTTTGTAATCAAAGAGCTTGACGATACAGACGAAAACTCAGAGGTTAATACACTCGTAACATGTGAAGCTGCCATGATGGAGCTTGCAGAAACCTTCGTGAAAGACTTCCGACCAACTGACAAAACAGCACAATATGTCCTGGACAATGTGCTTGCTCGTTCTCGTTGGGTGGCGGAGGTAAGCGCTGAACTTGGTACGAACTCTACTACGTTTTATAAGAAAACAGCTTTAGAATGTATTGCTGAAGTGATAAACATCTGGGGCGGCGAGCTTCAAGATTCTATCGAATTTGATGGAAACAAGATCACAAAGAGAATTATCAAGATATTGCCACGGCGAGGAAAAGACAGCGGGAAACGCTTTGAGATAGATAAAGATACAGAGAATATTAAAAGAACGGTCATCAGTTACCCATTGACAGCTCTTTGGGGATATGGAGCCTCTATTGCCTCAACAGACGAAGACGGAGAGGAGACGGGCGGTTATTCGCGGTTTATTGATTTCTCAGAAGTAGAGTGGAGGAAATCAAAAGGTGATCCTGTTGATAAACCACTGGGTCAGGAATGGGTTGGCGATCCGGATCTATTAAAAAGGCTGGGACGCCTTAAAAACGGTGAATTGATCCACAGAGAAGGGCAATACAACAATGAAGATATAAATGATCCAGCGGAGCTTTTAAAAGCCACATACAACCATCTCATTACGACAGCATCAAAAACTGAGGTGAATTATGAACTGTCAGTTCAATTACTTCAAAATGTACCAGGGTATGAGCATGAGCACGTTGAGCTGGGCGATACGACAATTGCGATAGACCGAAACTTTGCTATTCCGATAGAAACATCGCAGCGCATCATTTCTATGGAATATGACATCACAGACCCGGACAATACCTGTGTAGTGGAAATAGGGCAGTTTTTATCAGTGCTCCAAGGTGATGATCGGATTGATCAGATAGAGAATATACTCGACAAGAATCGCGGTACTTGGGAGAGAAAGCCAGACGTTGGGGAAGTCACTGACGGCAGTTTCCCGGATAAAAAACCACCAGTTCCTAAAAATGTTGAAGTAAAGTCAATGTTTCAAAATATCACCTTAACGTGGGACTATGATCCATCTAGTTATATTGCTGCCTATGAAATTTATGCTTCTCAGATCAAAGGGTTCACACCTCTAACAGAAAACAGGATTTTTCGAGGGAAAACAAGCGGATATGAGCATTTTACAGGCGTGAATGAAGTTTGGTATTACCGTCTTCGAGCAATCAATACAAGAGGCACCGCAAGCGATTTTACAGGTGAGTTCTCGGCCACTACACGAAGAATTCTAACAGATGACATTATGTATGGCGGTATTATATCGGATCGATTAGCAGACTTGGCGGTAACAGCAGATAAGCTCTCACGTGATTTTTCAGAAGCTAATATTCTGCCCGGTTCATTGCTTAGAGTAAGTGACATTAACGGTCTTAATAGTGCCAGTATATCTGTCGTGAAAAACGGCGAGCACAATGAATTAACAGCAACTAAAACGAAAACGGATAACGCTTTATTCGGAATAAGTACATCACCAAGAAAAACACTTTCTTTAGTAAAGGGTCAGACTTATACCATCTCATTTGAGCTAAAACGCGGTGATATACCTGGTATCACTTATTTAAATTTCAGAACCACTAATTCAAGCTCTGAAAATAACCTGATTAATACATCGAGCATTTCAGATCTCACAAAAAACCCCGCAGATCAATTTGTTCGTGTGGATCTGTCTTTCGAATCACCATTATCAAGCGACACTATTCATTTGTTGCTGGGTGGTAGCGTTGGAGACGTAGCTGCAGCTGGATCTTTTTCTATTCGGAAACTTCAAATCAGAAGGGGTCTTGTGAAAAAAGAATACACCTTCAGCCCTTTCGATGTACTTTTGACTGATGGTTCCGTTACATCTGATTTTATTGCAAATGCTGCTATTGGATCAGTCCACATACAAAACGCTGCAATCAATTCAGCAAAAATAGCTGATGCAGCTATTACATCGGCAAAAATCGCTGAGGCTGCCGTAGGTACAGCAGCAATTCAAAATGCAACGATAACAAAGGCACATTTAAAGACAGCTATTATTGATACCGCACATATTATTGATGGAGCTATCACCAATGCAAAGATTGGGAGTTTGTCAGCCGACAAAATTACGTCAGGCACCATCAAAGCTATTGATATTACAGGGTCTCTGATTAAGGGCGGGCGCTTTGAACCGTTGAATGAATCATCTGCCTATAAGTCATATATCGAAGGTAATAAAGTTTATCAAAGATTTGACTATAAGACGTCATCTCAACCTTTTGAAAGATACGACGAAATGGAGATAACGACCGGGAAAATTTCAATGATAACAGGAAGCAGAGAAGGCGGAACAGATCAACCGTTGAGATTTTTGGATTTAGAAGATGCGTCTATTAAGATGTCCGGCAACACATCGCAAACAGGGTACGCCTCAATGGATTTACTTTGTAATGATAAAATTCTTGGAGGTTCCGATCCTTTTTCTAGGGTTCAGATGAACATATCAGGGAGTAAGTCTTTGAGTATATGGTCAGGTCTTAACGGCGGGAAAAAATATGCCAATTTTGATGCGCGAAACTCCGATTTTATGCAAATTATCGGCCCGGAAATAGACATGTTCGCCGATGACGCTATGCAACTGAGATCAGGGAAAGGTATGAACTTTTTAGTGAATGGCACAGGTGGCATAGGTTTTACACCGGGCGGAGAAACAGCTGTAACAATGAGGGCGGGTAATAGTCCAGGATACCCGGATGTGGCATTGTTAGGAATCCAAGTTGATCAGACTATCGTAGACACACATGGCGCGCTAAATACAAATGCTATAGTCCGGTTGATGGAAAAAGAAATAACGATGCCATCAACAGGGGATGCTCATACAGGAGTTGGAGCTGATGTTTATTTATTAGATATCTCCAGTATTGAGAATGTATTCTTAATTCTTCCAACCGTATACGGTTCATATGCTGATCACGTTCACGCTCATGTTACTAGCCAGTCATCTACATCAGCGTTCCGGGTATGGTTGAGAGGTACAGGGAGTTCAACGGCCATACTTGGTAAAAAGTTTAAAGTCAGATTTGCTGTTTTCATAGAACCAAAGTGAGAAGGGGGAATCTATATGATTGAAACAATTTTTGCTAATCCAGGTTGGTTTTATACTGCGGAAATTAAAGAGACCGAAACAGGTATTGAAATTACGGCTGGAGAACTAAGGGACGCGGAGATCGAAGGGAAAACATACCCCGTTGACGCTGCGTATTTTTATCTAACACCGGACGACGATTTCACGGTCGAATATGTCCTATGGTTAGATTTAGATAGAGAAAAAGAGATTGCTTCTCTTTCTCTAAGTAAGGCTTACCTCGATGGGAAAAGTTATTGTGCGTATGAAGGCAAAAACATCTTGATTTCATTTCCTGTATCAGTGAGGGTATCGCCAGATGGAACCAGAGAAGGCACCATTTTTATGTGCAGAGAAGATGCGGAGGAGAAGAAAAATGAAACTTGAACCAACAGTTGTAAATCCTAAACCAGATTCAAAGAGTGAAAAAACAGAAGTTGAAAAGTTGAAAGAGCAAATTTTGGATCTTCAAAGAGTAAGTAATGTCTTAATGGCAAATCAATCGCAATAATCGGAGGGAGACCTATGGAAAGTCAAAGTACACTTTATGGGTTTTTTGAGGATTGTTGGAGAAATGGCACTGTCTTAACCATCGAAATGAAACAAGCTGTCATAGATAAAAGAATAACTCAATTAGAATACGATCAAATTACTGCGATGGAACGCGGCAACGCGTATCCTGATCAAGTATAAAGGAGCGTTCAGAATGCAAGAAATGACGAAAGAGCAACTTCAAGAACAGCTGCAGATTGAAAGCTATAAATCTGTCTCATTACAACAAGAATTGGATCAAAAGAATAGAGAGCTTGCAGAATATAAAGCTTTGTATACCTTTACAGCACAGAAACTAGATAAGTTGATACAGCAGCTAAATGAAGGACAATCAGACCAAGACAATGTAAGCGAACCAGAAAGCACACCTGTAAACGCATAGGTGTTTTTATTTTGCCTCAAAGGAGGTGAAATCGCATGAAATAGATAAAAGGGGGGCGTACTAATGTCACAATTGACGGAGGTACCGGAAGTGAATGCAATACAAAAAGAGATGGCAGAGTTCAAAATAGAGCAAAAATCGCTGGAAAGACGGGTAAGCTCGCTTGAACGATCCTCGGATAGGCAAGACCAGCAAATCATGTCACTTAATGAAAAACTCAACAAAATTGAAGAGAATACAACTTGGATCAAGCGCACAATCACAGGCGCTATCATTACAGCGATTTCCACCGGAGTTATAGGGGGATTAATCGCTATTTTTTATAATGTACTGCAACATTAAGGAGGAAAATAACATATGAAAAACTACGACAAAGGCACAGTCGTCCGGACTGCGCTTCTTTTAATTGCGCTTATCAACCAAACAATGCTGATGTTTGGTAAATCACCCTTGGATATTACTGATGCACAAGTGAACCAACTGGCAGATGCGCTATACACTGCCGGCTCTCTTCTCTTCACAATCGGCACAACACTTGCTGCGTGGTTCAAAAACAACTACGTGACAGCAAAAGGACACAAGCAAAAAGCCGTCCTGAAAAATCACGATCTAACCAAATGAGCTGCCAGCTGGCGGCTCTTTCTATTTCAAAAACAGAATAGGAGAGATTTTCATGACAATTGCAGTTAAAAAGAACCTTGTATCAGAAGCAAAATACGCTTTAAAATGCCCTAACTACTTGGATGCAGAATACATTACCATCCACAATACAGCGAATGATGCGTCAGCTGCTAACGAGGTCAGCTACATGACCGGAAACACCAGTTCAACGAGTTTTCACTTTGCAGTTGATGACAAAGAGGTTATTCAAGGACTACCGTTAAATCGCAATGCATGGCACACTGGAGACGGTACAAATGGAACCGGTAACCGTAAGTCTATAGGCGTTGAAATCTGCTACAGCAAGTCGGGAGGCGCTAAATACTACGCTGCTGAAAAGTTGGCTATCAAGTTTGTGGCGCAACTGCTTAAAGAACGCGGCTGGGGTATTGATCGTGTCCGCAAGCATCAAGACTGGAACGGAAAGTATTGCCCGCACCGTATTTTGTCAGAGGGCAGATGGGACGAGGTTAAGGCTGCCATTGAAGCTGAATTAAATGCGCTGGGAGGAAACACAACATCTAAACCGTCATCATCTGCGTCTAAGGCTTCAGGGAGCACTTACACAGTCAAAAAAGGCGATACTCTTTCCGCAATTGCAAAAGAGCATGGGGTAAGTGTTGCAAACCTTCAGAGCTGGAATAACATTAAAGATCCTAATAAAATCACAGTTGGCCAAAAGTTAAAGCTTGAAGGCTCCAGCACTAAACCAAGCAACAAAAAAACGTCATATGCGCTGCCTTCTGGCATCTATAAAGTCACAAGCCCTATGCGAAAAGGGGATGACGTAAGGCAGATTCAAAAAGCGCTTGCTGCTCTTTATTTCTACCCAGATAAAGGGGCGAAGAATAACGGAATTGATGGCGTGTATGGTCCCAAAACAGCAAATGTAGTCAAACGGTTTCAGTCGGTAAACGGTCTGACTGCTGATGGCATTTATGGGCCGAAGACGAAAGCGAAATTGGTGTCTTTACTTCACTAATTAAAAAGCCCTCTTTTTTAGAAGAGAGGGCTCTTTATAGTTCGCAATACTTAAGTTGTATAAAGGAATAAAAAATGTAAACGTTAAAGTTCAAGGAGATGATACTATGAAAAAAATAATCATAATGATGATTTTATGTTTTTCGTTAAGCTCTATTACGATAGCTGCTGCTAAACCAGAATACCCAGTGAACCCAAAAGTGTCTCAGGATGTATTTGATGTTTTTATGCAAGAACTTTTCTATAAAGATATATTAGACAATGTCCGTAAATTCTATAAGGACGAGACACTCTCTGTTACCACTAAAGGAGGCGTTAAATTATCCGAAGACAAAGAAGGCAGGTATATAATAAAGTTTATAATCATTCCTCATTCAAAACTTCCGGGTAAAAAGGGTAAGATTTCTGGAACTGATACATTGACTTTAAGAGTAGATCCCTTCCTTCTGGGTGCTCAATCAAAAGACAGAAATTCAGCTGTTGAATTCCTTGATCTAAAGCATAACAACTCCACATAAATCCCCCTCTTTTTTACACATTTACATTTCAAAACAGATGAGTGTAATTTTCTATTCTATACAGCGGGATTAAGCTGGACAACAAAAGCGGACCGGATCCGAAAGCAAAACTTGAATCTCTACTAAAAAAAGAGAATCCCTTCTCGTTATGAGAAGGGATTTATCCGTTTATTCCTCGTGTAGTTTATTAACCAACTCGGTAAATGAATCACATATATGACTCAAAGCTCCATCAGGATCTTCATATGCAATTTCATGATCCCAGAATACCACGGAGGGATTCTCTTTATTCTGACGATAATCGAAACAGATTTCGTTACCGAAAGGATCACAAGCGAAAGGAACTATTCCTGAAAGCATTCTCCCATCCTGGTAATCTTCAAAGATCTCTAAAATAAAACTTGAACTATCCTCAGTTAAACCATGTAATCGATTAAAAACCGCACCTTTTGTATCTTCAAAGTCAAATATCTTTTTACTTGGGCGCGCCCCATTGTTGTTTAATATAGTTGTAATGTAGTCGTTAGGGAACTTAATATCTAATGCCTTTTCGATTTTTTTAACAGTTGTTTCCCCAATAGGTTTTTCAGCAAATCTCCACTCTGTCAT